GAGTTCCCCTCGGGGGTGCTGTGGCTCAGGTCGCCGCACCCCACGCTGTTCTCCCGCGGCATGTCACCGATGGAGGCGGCCGGTCTGTCGATCGACCTGGACCGTTACGCCCGGTACTACAACCGGACGTTCATGATGAATGACGGCCGCCCCGGCGGGGTCCTGGCGGTGAAGGGCAACATCTCCCCGGAGACCGAGGCCAAGCTTCAAGCTCGATTCGGTGGCGGCTACGGCACCCATGGCCGCACGGCGGTCATCGAGGCCGACAGCATGTCGTGGGCCGACACTTCCGGCCACCCGCGCGACATGCAGTGGGTCGAGATGATGGACCGGATGCAGCGGGACGCCACCATTGCGTTCGGGGTGCCGATCTCCTTGCTCGGCGATGCCAGCGGCCGCACCTTCGACAACGCCGATGCGGAGTACGCGAGCTTCTGGGAAAACCCCATGCTGCCGCTGCTCGGCATGGTGGACAGCCAGCTCGACGCCCTCACCCCGTCCGGCTACGACGACGACGAGTACTTCTGTCACAGCACCGACGACGTGTGGGTCCTGGGGCGACACCGACGCGACGCCGCCGACCGGGCCGCCAGGGAGGTCGAGATGGGGGCGTCCACCATCGACGACTACCGCGTGGTCACCGGCCGGGAGCCGCTCAACATCCCGGCCACCCGCGTGCTCTACCTCCCGCCAGGCAAGATCGTCGCGGCCCCCCACGTGGAGAGCGACGTCGCCGCCGTGGCCGCCCTGCCGATGGTCGGCAGCCCACAGGAGCCCGATGTCGGCGACGAGGCCCACCGCGGCGCCTACAACGGGGCCGCGCTGGCCACCCGCACCACCACCAACACCGTCGCGGCGCTGCGCGCCGACCTCACCCGCCGCGCACTGCCAGGTGGGCTCCAGACCAAGGCTCTGCCCCACACCGACGGGGAGGGTGAGCAGAGCGGCGCGCGAGCCCCGCACCGCCGCTGACCTACCGCCCCTGAAGGTCAGCGGCGGTGAGGCCGCCCCATCCGCCGACCCGCAGGACCGCGAGGCCCGTGCCCGCCTGGCCGCCCGGCACGACGCGCGCATCGCCGGCTACCAGCAGGCGATGGTCACCGCCGTGACGGCCTACCTGGACCGGGTGCTCGGGGTGACCGTGTCCCGGCTCGAAGGGCCGCGAGTGCGCAAGGGCACGCGTTGGTGGACCGACCGGCCCACCAACGCGGCCGCCCCGCTGCACCTGCCCGTGCCCAGTACCCGCCGCCCCGGCACCGAGATCAAGGCCCTCGACGCCGGCTACGCACTGCCGGACCGCACCGCCACCGAGATCGGCGACGCGGTCCGGCCGGTCGGTATCCGCATCGCCACCGACGCGGTGGCCACCGTGGCCGACCAGCTCGGAGCCTCCGACGTCGGCCTCGCCGAGTTCGATCAACAGGCTGTGGACAAAGCTGTGGATGAAATGGTTCGGCAGATGCTCGGCGTCGGCCGGCGCTACGCCGAGGAGATCCGCCGCGCCATCCTGGACGCCGACGAGACCGCCGACACCTTCGAGCAGCTCGTCGAGCAACTCCGCGACGCACACCGCCGCGGCGGTGGCTGGATATTGCTGTCCGGCCGCACCCTGGCCACCGCGTTGGCCGGTGAGGCCGCGCTCGCCGCCGCCCGATCGCTCGGCGCGACCCAGGTCGAATGGCTGTCGCGCCGAGACGCCCATGTGCGTCCGACGCATGTGGCCGCGGACGGCCAGCGGCGCGACCTCGGCGACCGGTTCCAGGTCGGGGAGCACCGGCTCGCGCACCCGGCCGACCCCAGCGGCCTACCCGACAGTTGGCCCGAGGTGGCCAACTGTCGGTGCGGCCTGCTCGCCGTCGCCGCCGACATCCGTCACCGCACCGCCACCGAGGCGGCCCGCACCGGCACCCCCGAGGTGGCCGAGCAGGTCGACCGGATCGCGGACGGCATCCGGACGGCGAACGGCGCGATGCCGACCCCGCCAGGTGCCGGACTGCCGGCCACCGCGCCGGTCGTGCGACTGCCCGCGCCGCTGGCCGGCTACCGCATCCTCGACGAGGCGCCGTCGGTCACCGCTGGGCAGTGGTTGACGGTGGCCGGCGTGGTCGCGCTGGCCCTCGCGGCCCCGGCCGCGCCGGGGCTGCTGCTCACCGTGGTCATGCCCGCCGGGTCGCTGGTCGGCGTGGTCGCCGGCACTGCGGTGTTGCCCGAGGGGACCCCGCTGGAGGTCGTGTCCGTGACCGACGCCGGGGTGGTCGCCGTGCCGGCACGGATCTCCCGACCCCCGCAACGCGAACAGCCCCAACCTTGACGGTCGGGGCTGTTCCGGTTCCGGCCGAGAGTTTCCACCACGAGTACCTACTCAGCATGGTCATCGTAGCGGGCGCGCCGAAACACCAGCAACTGTCGCGGCTGCCAGGATGAGCGGCATGGCTGAGGACGAGACGCCGACGAGCGGGATGCTCGCCCTGCTCCCACGGGAACAGGATCAGCAGCGGCTGGCCGTCGAGGGCGGCGACGAACCGGACGCGCTACACCTCACCCTGCTGTACCTCGGGGACGACGTCACGAGCTGGCTCGACGACGACGGCAACGGCCCCGGCGCCCGGCTGGCCGAGCTGCTGTACGCCGCGGCCCCGTCGCTGCGGCCGGTCCGAGGCCGCATCCTGGGGCATGCGGAGTTCAACCCGGACGGTGGCCCCGACGGCGACAAGCCCCCCTGCGCGGTGTATCTCGTCGGTTCCGCGCCCGGCATCGGCGAGCTGCTGACGTGGCTGACGGCAGTGCTCACCACCGGAGACGCCTACGAGACCCCACCCGAGCAGTTCGACCCGTACGTGCCGCACATCACCGCCGGCTACGAACTGCCGGCCAGCACCCTCACCGAGACCGGCGAAGTCGTGTTCGACCGGCTGCGGCTCGCGCTGGGCGGTGTCCAGATCGACGTCGACCTCGGCGACCAGGCCGAGGACCTTCCCGATGACGACGGCGAGATCGACCTGAAGTGGTACCCGCGACATGATCTTGAGTTCAAGGTCATGTCGCCGGACCCGCGGGCGGCACGGTTACGGATCTACTGGGCGCGGGGCGCCGGCCGCAAGAAGTGGCACGACTTCCGGTCGCTGCGTCGCCACCTCGCCGAGCACGTGCCCGCGCACATGCTCAACGGTCTGACGGCCAACATCTACAAGCTGGCCACCGGCCGCTGGCCGGGTCGGCGCGGCGGGACCGAGCACAAGGGGCACCCGATGGGCGGGGCCGATGTGGAACGTGAGCTGTACGACGGAGTGGAGGACTGGGGCATGCCGTACGCCGACGAGGTCGACAGTGAGACCGACGCCGCCGACGGCGAGGTTCTCACCGCGGCCGAGCTGGCCGAGGCCAGCCAGCTCGGCGCCACGGTCCCCGCCGGGCTTCCCGGCGTGGAAACCAAGGCTGGGGCCGACCAGGACATAGTCGACCTGGAGCGGTACGGCCTGCTCGAAGGGATGCTACGCACCCCCGACCAGGTCGATCCCGGCGCCATGGCCGACGATTCCTGGGAGCAGGTCAACCGGCAGGACGTCCGCTTCCGGCCGAAGGCTGGTGGCGAACTGGAGCCCGCCGACGAGGACGACTTCGACGGCGCCGACGCGCCCTCGGTGGCCCCGTCGATGTTCGCCGTGTCCCCGGTGGCCGCGACCTCCGTCATCGCGCACTGACCGGCGGCGCGCCACCCCATCGGCCCGGCCCGGCCACACCTACGATCACGGCCAGGCCAGGCAGAGGGGATACACGCGATGACGATGCTCGACGATGTCGAGGTCAAGGCGTACCCCCGCGGTGACCACGCACCGCTGACCCTCGCCTTCGAGGGCGCATACGAGACCACCGAGACCGGCCCCAACGGCCAGGAGCGGCCGATCGGCATCGCCGAGCACATCGTCGCCGTCACCGGTGTCGTCGACCACGTGGGCGACGTGTTCGTGCCGGGCGCGTTCGCGCGGGCCATCGCACGCAACGACATCCGCCCCAGGGGGGTGTCGAGCCACAACTGGGCGGCGAAGACGTCCAAGGCGCTGGAGCGCGCCGAGTGGATGCCCGGCTCCCGCGAGATCAAGGAGCGGGTGATCCCGGCGCTCGCACCGGGTGTGGTGTGGCCCGCCGAGGCCGGCGCCGTGTACGTCAAGGCGAAGTACAACCTGATGACCGCCGCCGGTCGCGACGCGTTCAACAACGCGAAGTTCTACGGCCCCGACGAGGCGTACAGCGTCGGGTGGCGGGTGCGCGGTGACGGCGCCCGCAAGCGCGCCGGCATCCGCTACATCACCGACCTCGACTGGTTCGAGTGGAGCGATGTGCTCCACGGGGCGCACCCCCTGGCGTTCGGCATGTCCACGAAGTCGTGGCCGGACGCCGGGACCCTGGAGCGGACACTGCCCGTCGCCTGGGGCGACACCATCGAGGTCAAGGCCCGTTACGTGCGCGACCCGGAGTTCTGGGGACTGCCCTACGGCACGCCGATCCGGACCGGGATGCGGCCCCGCAGCCCGAAGGCCCGCAAGATGCGGGAGGCCGGCCACCGGGTGCCGGCCACCGCCGGCACCACCGCTGACCCGGCGG